CTGGTATAGCTCGGCAATGGTATGAAGATCATCCAGGTATCTATGAGTATGACAGTATAAATTTGTCTACCAGTAAAGGCGGTATGAAGATACGTCCCCCTAAGTATTTTGATAAGCTGTTTGATTTGGAGCAGCCTGGTGCTTTGGATGAGATCAAGGAGAAGCGTAAGCACTTTGCTGAACAGGCTAAGAAAGGTATGATGGCTCAAACTAATTTAACCTATGAGCAGCTGCTTAAGGTCAAGGAGGAGAGTTTTCATAATCGTATCAAAACATTGAAGCGTGAATTGTGAAAGGAGTTTTTGTTATGGCAAAGCGTCAGCCCCGAAGTCAGGATAGGCAGGTGTTTCGGCATACTGCTATCAATGCAAAGAGGATTAATGTAAATCCTAAAGTTTATCGTGGAGGTATACGGATGTGAGAGACATAGTTGAGGAAAATGCGATTAGGACATTTCGTGGTTTCTTAGAGCGTCAAGGTTTCATTGACATCTCTATTCGTCGTGGTCGTGAGTTTGGTAGGTTTGTTTGTACTGCTTATGACCCTTTCGACTGTAAGGTCTTTTCCCGTGAGTATGATGTTTCGGAGATGCAGTGTATTACCCATGCTAACAAGATTTTTTGGAGGTATTTCAGATGAATTTTGGAGTTTATGCTATTCGCGATGTTAAGTCTGGTTTTATGTCTCCGACCGTCGAGGTCAACAATGAGGTAGCTATTCGTAATTTTGCCTATGCTGTGCTGCATAATGAGATGTTTGATTCGTTTGCGTCTGATTACTCGTTTTATCGGATTGGTGATTTTGACACAGATACTGGTATCCTTAAGCCTTATGCTCCCCCTGTGTTTTTGCTCGAGGCTAGGGCTACTGCCCGCAAGGAGGTGAAAGGTGATGAGTAATTTTGAGACAAGGTATCGACCCCAGCGACATTTTTATAGTGGTCATGGTGATCCTGTTAAGGTGCTTTATAGTCCTGAGTTCGATAAGAATGGTGTAATGTCTCTTAAAAAGTCTGGCCGTGAGAATCTGTATGACTATATCCAGTCTCATCGTGATAGTGTGGATATTCACAAAATCCTTCAGCGTTTCGAAGAAGGTGACGTGGCTGCCCTTTCTAAGGTCCAAGGTCAGTTTGGTGATTTCTCCCAGTTCCCCAAGACTTATGCCGAGATGCTTAATCAGGTGATCGAGGGCGAGAATGCTTTTAATAATCTTCCACTTGAAATTCGTGAGAAGTTTGGCCATAGTTTCCAGCAGTGGCTTGCTACTGCCGGTTCTGATGAGTGGTCCGAAAAAATGGGCTTTCGTCCTACGCCTGCAGGCGTGGACAACCCGTCCCCCGAAGGGGCGCAAGCCCCTTCCTTTGAACAACAGAAAGAAGGTGTTGAATAATGTCCAGGAATGCGAATACACGCTTTGCACTGAATCCTACTAATCTTGATATTTCTCGGTCTAAATTTAACCGGAATCATTCGCTTAAGACTTCGTTTAACGTTGGTGACGTAGTGCCGTTTTATGTTGATGAGGTATTGCCAGGTGATACTTTCCAGCTTAAAACGTCTCTTGTTGCTCGTATGCAGACGCTTATTACTCCTATGATGGATAATATTTATCTGGATACGTATTTTTTCTTCGTTCCTAACCGTCTCACCTGGAATCATTGGAAGGAGTTTAATGGTGAAAATACTCAAAGCGCTTGGTACCCTTCTGTTGAGTATTCGGTCCCTCAGCTCACAGCACCGGCTACTTCTGGTTGGTCTATCGGTACTCTTGCTGATTATTTTGGTATTCCTACCGGAATCTCTAATCTCAGTGTTAACGCGCTTCCTTTCCGAGCTTATGCCCTTATCATGAATGAGTGGTTCAGAGATGAAAATTTGTCTGATCCTCTCTCTGTGCCTGTCGATGATGCTACTGTCGTTGGTGTTAATACTGGCAATTACATTACTGACGTAGCTAAAGGTGGTCTTCCGTTTAAGGCTGCTAAGTATCACGACTATTTCACTAGTTGTTTGCCAGCGCCGCAGAAAGGTCCGGATGTTACTATTCCGGTTGCCGATATTGGTAATGCTCCTGTTGTGCCTTTGTCTGCTAATGTTCCTACTTCTTTGTTTACTGGTCAGGCTTATAATGCTGTAAGACTTGATGGTTCTTCTTTTTCTGGTTCTGGTACTTATGGTATTGGATTTAATTTGGCTGATGGTTCTCAAGTAGATTTTGGTGGTTCTACTGCAGGTAATTCAACTAATAGGACAGTGATTTCAAATTTGTGGGCTGTTCAGTCTGGTGGTGCTGCCGCTGCTACTATCAATCAGCTTCGTATGGCTTTTCAAATCCAGAAACTTTACGAGCGTGACGCCCGTGGTGGTACTCGGTATATCGAGATTCTAAAATCTCACTTTGGCGTTACGAGCCCAGACGCGCGTCTACAGCGGCCTGAATACCTCGGAGGTAATCGGATACCCATTAACATCAATCAGGTCGTACAGAGCTCTGCAACGGCTACTGAGGGCACTCCGCTTGGTGATACCGCTGCTTTCTCTCTCACTACAGATACGCATGGCGACTTTATCAAGTCTTTTGTGGAGCATGGCTTCATCATTGGCGTGATGGTTGCTCGCTATGACCATACCTACCAGCAAGGTCTTGAGCGCTTTTGGTCTCGCAAGGACCGCTTCGATTATTATTGGCCTGTTTTCGCTAATATCGGTGAGCAGGCAGTTCTTAACAAGGAGATTTATGCTCAAGGCAATGAAAAGGACGATGAGGTATTTGGTTATCAGGAAGCTTGGGCTGATTATCGTTATAAGCCTTCTCGTGTTACTGGTGAAATGCGTTCCTCTGCGCCTACTTCGCTTGATGTTTGGCATTTGGCTGATGAGTACACTCAGTTACCTACTTTGTCTGATTCTTGGATTCGCGAGGATAAATCCAATGTTGACCGTGTTCTGGCTGTGACTTCTGCTGTGTCCAATCAGATGTTTGCTGATATCTATGTACAGTGTGAGGCTACTCGGCCTATGCCTGTGTACTCTATTCCTGGTCTTATTGATCATCACTGATGGATCAATGTAATTTCGAATTTTTCTTTATAGGACGCGCGCCCCTGCGCTTTTTGACGTCTTGTAGAGGATGCAAAGGAGGGGGCAGGGGCCCTCCTTGGTCGTTATGAAAGGAGATATTTATGGCTGTTAATTCTGCTCGTACTGGAGCTATTGTAGACGGCTCTTCGAGGTTTCTTGCTAATGCTGGTAATGCAATGAAGCTTAATTCTATTGATTCCCGGCTTGGTACTGTGTATAATACATTAAGTTCAATTACTGGTGCAAATACAGCGGCTTCGGCAAAAGAGGCTTCCCAGTTGCGTGATTGGCAGTCGGAGCAAGCTCGCCTGGCGAGAGAGTTTAATTCCCAGGAAGCTGCGAAAAACCGTGATTGGCAAAAAATGATGAGCGATACGGCTCATCAAAGGGAGGTTGCAGACCTTGTTAAAGCTGGCTTAATCCTGTTCTTTCCGTTACTGGTGGTAACGGTGCTGCTGTTTCTTCCGGTGCCACGGCTAGCACATCAGCTCCTTCAGGTGCTATGGGTCATATTGATAGTAGTGGTGCTTCTGCTTTTGTGGCTTTTCTTGGTGGTCTACTTAACCAGATGACTCAATTGGAGACGGCTCGTGTTAGTGCAGAGAGTAATCAAGCGATTGCGGACAAATATACAGCGATGTCTAAGTACACAGCGGATTTACAGGCTCAAACTCAACTTAATACTGCTACGATTAGTGCTATGGCTTCGCGCTATGCAGCGGACGCTCATCTTTCTGGTGCCTATGCTTCCGCGGCTGCTACTAAGGCCTCGGCTGCTATTCATGCTGCTGCGCAAAAGTACGGTTCGGATGTGGCTGCGATGACGCAGAAGGAGATCGCTCAGTTTAATGCTGATGTTAATAAGGATCTTCAGGAAGCTGGATTTAAACAGCAGTTTGATATTAAGTCTGCTTTTCCGGAAAATGGTTGGCAGTATGCCAATTCTTTAGGTGATTGGTTTTCTGGTAATTCTTCTGGTCGTGGTTTTACTGGTACTTTGGATTCTATTTTTTCGATGTTTAATGGAGGTAGTTCTTCGAAGGGTTCGTTCCGTGCTGGTGGTTCTGGTCGTTAACGACTGAGGCTGGAAGGCGTTTCAGTGGGAACCAATACATTCTTGATATATTGGTTCCCACTGACACCACCAGATTTCCGAGTACGGAAAGAGGTGAAAAAGTGAGTTGTTTCAACCCTTTGAAGGCATTTGAGATTGGTACTTTGCCTTCTGGAAAGAAAGATTTGAAAATAGTACCTTATGGTGTGCATCATTTGGAGATGGATTCGCGTGGAAAGATTATCCCGGTTGGGACTTCGGATGTGTCTGCCTATCGTGTGAAGACCTTTACCAAGTGGTCGGAAATTCCTTGTGGTTACTGTGAAGGTTGTCGTATTGCCCGTTCTCGTGAATGGGCTAATCGTTGCATGATGGAGTTGGAGTATCATAAATCGGCCTATTTTGTTACTTTGACTTATGATGATGACCATGTGCCTGTAAGTTATTATTCTGACCCTGATACTGGCGAGGCTATGAAGTCTTTGACACTTCGGAAACGTGACTTCCAGCTTTTTATGAAACGGCTTCGAAAGGCTTTCCCGGATTGTCATATTCGTTATTATGCTTGTGGTGAGTATGGCTCTCAGACGTTGCGGCCTCACTATCATGCAATTATTTATGGTCTCGAGCTTGATGACCTAGAGGTCTATCGTGATGTCCGGCGTGGTGATGTCGGATATCAGTATTTTACATCTAAGTCTTTACAAGATGTTTGGTCTGTGATAGCTTTAGAGCAAGCAAAGTATAACTCCCCTTGCAGGATACCCCTTGGATATGTCTTGGTTGGTAATGTTACCTGGGAGACTTGTGCCTATACTGCCAGGTATGTGCTCAAGAAGCATTATGGTGCCGAATCTCAAGTGTATGAGGAGTTTAATGTCGAACCGGAATTTGTGCTTATGTCCCGTCGGCCTGGTATAGCTCGGCAATGGTATGAAGATCATCCAGGTATCTATGAGTATGACAGTATAAATTTGTCTACCAGTAAAGGCGGTATGAAGATACGTCCCCCTAAGTATTTTGATAAGCTGTTTGATTT